TACTGGTGTTGCTGTTCCCACTGGTGCTACTGGTGTTGGAGCAACCGGTGCAACTGGTGCTACTGGTGTTGCTGGACCCACTGGTGCTACTGGTGTTGGAGCAACCGGTGCTACTGGGCCTACTGGTGTCGGTGTAACCGGTGCTACTGGCCCTACTGGTGTTGCTGGACCCACTGGTGCTACTGGTGTTGGAGCAACCGGTGCAACTGGTGCTACTGGTGTTGCTGGACCCACTGGTGCTACTGGCCCTACTGGTGTTGCTGGACCCACTGGTGCTACTGGTGTCGGTGTAACCGGTGCAACTGGTGCTACTGGTGTTGCTGGACCCACTGGTGCTACTGGCCCAACCGGTGCAACTGGTGCTACTGGTGTTGCTGGACCCACTGGTGCTACTGGCCCAACCGGTGCAACTGGTATTGGTGCTACTGGACCCACTGGTGCTACTGGACCTATCGGTGTAACCGGTGCGACTGGACCTACTGGACCCATCGGTGTAACCGGTGCGACTGGTGCAGGTGCGACTGGACCTACTGGTATAACGGGCGCGACTGGACCTACCGGTGCGACTGGACCCACAGGTGCTACTGGATCCACAGGTGTTACAGGTGCAACTGGTCATACTGGTGCGACTGGACCAACGGGAACATTTGCGTTAAATGTTCCTGTAAATGCAGTTCTTTATTCAGCTGATGGAATAACTCCATCTGGAACTACAGGTTTACAATTTAAAAATAGTAAATTATCTGGATATAAGGGGCCTTTTATTCAATTTGATGCTGATAGTAACAATTTGGTGTTGAATGCTGGTGCTGGCAGTGGTGTAGTTGAAATAGCGAGCCCTTATTTACTTTTATCTGGTACTTCTCCCCAATTAATGTTAGGAGATTCATTATCAGGCACAGTTGTTACTAATTGTAGTATAATTGACAATTATGGTAAAAGTGGAACGGCAGGACAATTTTTAGGTAAAGATAGACTAGGACACGTTGTATGGTCAACTCCTACCCCACTGGTATTAGCTCTAATTCTAAGTGTAAACACTTCTAATAATAGTTTTACGCTAAAATTCGGCCCAACTAACCTTTCGTCTTTGAATCTCACAAGCAGTGGAATTTATACTGTCTGTATTAATATAGTTGGTTCATGTGTATATACTGAGCCACTGCCCCCAGTAGAAACTAGCATAAAAACTTCTTTAATTTCTGCAATTACATTTAAAGATTCACAAAATGCCACTATTATCAATCCTCCTGAAACTGCGGAAAGCAATGCTGTAGTGCTCCGCAATGGTTATAATAGCTTTGCAATGCAAATATTTACGACTATAGCTGCTACAACTTCAGGATTTATGAGCCTTGATCTGAGTTTTGATGATATGTCAAGCGCCGACTTAGCTGATATAATATTAAATGGCTATATAACAATATACAGGGCATAAAAAAGATAATCTACAACTCGTCCTTACTCTCATTGGTAGTGAGAATAACGACGTTGCCGATCGGAGTTTACTGGTGTACAATTAATTTAAATGTCCTATATTAAAATGATGCCAATGATGAATTATATTGCACTTGGAGACAATGCAAGAAAGAAACGCCCCCGGAAACCTGGTGCGCCTGGTGCAACTGGTATTGGTGCTACAGGTGCTACAGGTGCTAGAGGGCCTACAGGCGCAACTGGTGTAACTGGTTTTGGTGTGACTGGCCCTACTGGTGCTGGCTCTACTGGACCTACTGGAGCGACTGGTGTTACGGGACCACAAGGCACTACTGGCCCTACTGGTGCTGGCTCTACTGGACCTACTGGACCTACTGGTGTTACGGGGCCACAAGGCACTACTGGCCCTACTGGTTCCGGCTCTACTGGACCTACTGGACCTACTGGTGTTACGGGGCCACAAGGCACTACTGGCCCTACTGGTGCTGGCTCTACAGGTGCAACCGGTGTGACTGGACCTACTGGACCTACTGGTGTTACGGGACCACAAGGCACTACTGGCCCTACTGGTTCCGGCGCAACTGGACCTACTGGAGCGACTGGTGTTACGGGACCACAAGGCACTACTGGCCCTACTGGTTCCGGCTCTACAGGTGCAACTGGACCTACTGGTGTTACGGGGCCACAAGGCACTACTGGCCCTACTGGTGCTGGCTCTACAGGTGCAACTGGACCTACTGGACCTACTGGACCTACTGGTGTTACGGGACCACAAGGCACTACTGGCCCTACTGGTGCTGGCTCTACTGGACCTACTGGAGCGACTGGTGTTACGGGGCCACAGGGCACTACTGGCCCTACTGGTTCCGGCTCTACAGGTGCAACTGGACCTACTGGAGCGACGGGTGTTACGGGGCCACAGGGCACTACTGGCCCTACTGGTGCTGGCTCTACTGGACCTACTGGACCTACTGGTGTTACGGGACCACAAGGCACTACTGGCCCTACTGGTTCCGGCTCTACTGGACCTACTGGACCTACTGGTGTTACGGGACCACAAGGCACTACTGGCCCTACTGGTGCTGGCTCTACTGGACCTACTGGACCTACTGGTGTTACAGGGCCACAAGGCACTACTGGCCCTACTGGTGTTGGTGCAACTGGTTCTACTGGACCAACTGGAGCAACCGGTGTTGCTGGGCCTACTGGAGCAACTGGTGTTGGAGCAACTGGTTCTACTGGACCTACTGGTGCTACTGGTGTTGGTGTGACCGGGCCTACTGGTCGTACTGGTGCAACCGGTGTAACTGGACCTACTGGTGTTGGCACAACTGGTTCTACTGGACCAACTGGAGCAACCGGTGTTGCTGGGCCTACTGGAGCAACTGGTTCTACTGGTTCTACTGGCGCAACAGGTGCAACTGGTGTTGGAGCAACTGGTTCTACTGGACCTACTGGTGCTACTGGACCTACTGGACCTACTGGTGCTACCGGTGTGACCGGGCCTACTGGTCGTACTGGTGCAACTGGTTCTACTGGCGCAACAGGTGCAACTGGAGCAACTGGTGTTGGAGCAACTGGTTCTACTGGCGCAACAGGTGCAACTGGTGTTGGAGCAACTGGTTCTACTGGACCTACTGGTGCTACTGGTGTTGGTGTGACCGGGCCTACTGGTCGTACTGGCGCAACTGGTGCATCTGGTTCTACTGGACCTACTGGTGCAACTGGTTCTACTGGCGCAACAGGTGCAACTGGAGCAACTGGTGTTGGAGCAACTGGTTCTACTGGCGCAACAGGTGCAACTGGTTCTACTGGCGCAACAGGCGCAACTGGTGCAACTGGAGCAACTGGTGCAACTGGAGCAACTGGTGCAACTGGAGCAACTGGTGTTGGCGCTACTGGTTCTACTGGACCTACTGGTGCTACTGGTATTGGTGTGACCGGGCCTACTGGTCGTACTGGCGCAACTGGTGCAACTGGTTCTACTGGTGTTGGCGCAACTGGTTCTACTGGACCTACTGGAGCAACTGGTTCTACTGGAGCAACTGGTGTTGGCGCAACTGGTTCTACTGGACCTACTGGAGCAACTGGTGTTGGTGTGACTGGTGCGACTGGACCTACTGGAGCAACTGGTGTTGGTGTGACTGGTGCGACTGGACCTACTGGTGTTGGTGTGACTGGGCCTACTGGTCCTACTGGAGCAACTGGTGTTGGTGTGACTGGGCCTACTGGTCCTACTGGAGCAACTGGTGTTGGCGCAACTGGTTCTACTGGACCTACTGGAGCAACTGGTGTTGGTGTGACTGGTGCGACTGGACCTACTGGTGTTGGTGTGACTGGGCCTACTGGTCCTACTGGAGCAACTGGTGTTGGTGTGACTGGGCCTACTGGTCGTACTGGTGCAACTGGTGCGACTGGTGTTGGCGCAACCGGTGCTACTGGTGCGACTGGTTCAACTGGTTCTACTGGACCTACTGGTGTTGGTGCGACTGGTTCTACTGGACCCACTGGTGCTACGGGTGTTGGTGCCACTGGACCCACCGGTGCTACTGGTGCGACTGGTTCAACTGGTTCTACTGGACCTACTGGTGTTGGCGCAACCGGTGCAACTGGACCCACTGGTGCTACGGGTGTTGGTTCCACTGGACCCACCGGTGCTACTGGTGCGACTGGTTCTACAGGTGCTACTGGTGCTACGGGTGTTGGTGCCACTGGACATACTGGTGCTACTGGACCTACTGGACCTACTGGTGCTACTGGACCTACTGGACCTACTGGACCTACTGGTGCTACTGGACCTACTGGACCTACTGGACCTACTGGTGCTACTGGTGCTACTGGACCTGCTGGACCCACTGGACCAACGGGAACATTTGCTTTAAATGTTCCTGTAAATGCAGTTCTTTATTCAATTGATGGAAAAACTCCAACTGGAAGTTTAATGTTGACATTTAACAGTAGCACAAGTCAATTATCTGGAAATCTTGGGAATTTTATTCAATTTGAAAGTCCAGCTGGAAATATTGTTTTAAATGCTAATAATGCTAATGGTCAAGTTGAAATAGCAACCTCTAATTTACTTATATCTGAACCTAATTCTAACTTATTGTTAGGAAATGGAATGCCAAACGCACCTGTTACGTGTAAAGTAATTGACAATTATGGTAAATTTGGAACTGCAGGACAATGTTTAGGTGCTAATATAGCAGGAAATGTTGCATGGATAACTCCCCCGCAGCCACCACAAATAATACCGCTACGTTCATATATCCCAGCAGATCCTCCTGGTACGGAGTGTTCGGTAGTATCTGGTACTAATTCTAGTTGGATATTTGCGGAGAGAGGGATTTATACTATTTCTGTGAATTTATTTGGTTCATGTGTGTTTAGCCCCGTCTCATCTTTTTCACGCGATGTGCAATTCTCCTTACTGGGTAGGTATATTGGTCCAAGTATACCAATCCCTTCTGAAAATACATACAGCAATATTATAACCTTAAAAAATCCTGGTTTAAATATCATTTCATTGACAATGGTTACGACTATAGATACAACTATTTCGGCGGTTCCAGCTCCAGATTTTCAACATTTAGAACTGAGTTTTACTAAATATAATATAACAGATACTTCTTCTACAGGTAGTACAGTAGTCGTCGTAGATAGTTTAGAATTAATTGGTACTGCAACAATATATAAACAATTAGCCTAAATGGCAGATATGTCTAACGCGGTCATCATACTAAACGTAGCATCCACGCGGCCCTTGCGGAGATAGGCCGGATCCAATGCATCTAGCGCGTCCTTACTCTCATTGCTAGTGAGAATAACGACGATGTTGCGATAAAAAATGAGATTATCAAAGAAGCCGACCCAGCTCGTCTTGTCACTAATCGGTACCGGCGTCTCACGATGCCGCTCGATGGTACCTTCGTGAATCGCGTGAATCATCAGATTCGCCTCTTCCAAGACAATGACGAGCGGCGTATCCGCCTCATCGCGATTGCGGAGTTCACTGAGAAGATTGCCAAAATTGTCACCAGGATCCGTCGGTCTGAAGGTATTCGTATAATTGGCACCGATCTCCTTAGCAACCAGATAGCCTACCGAAGACTTGCCGGCCCCCGTGACGCCGTGAATAAAAACAACCGCGCGACCTTTGGCCTGGTACATGCGCACCGTCTCAGCCACGACAGGAGCCTGCTCGCCTAGTGGCAAGATGTCCGTCACATCCATGGTAATCGGTGTATACCAGAACGACCGATAGGGACCATTGCGCAAGAAGACCTTAATGATAGACTTCTTCTCGGCGGGCACACTGACATCGGTAATCTTGGGCGCATCCGTATCCGCCGTTAATCTCTCAAAATACTTGGCCGTCGTCATAATTGTGATTTTTTCATCCTCAATACAATTGGGATCCTTGAAATAATAGCCGGCACACACGGGGCCGACAAAGTAGCCGGTCTTAATCATCTTACTTTTGCGATAAATGAAACTGCTATTGTAGGTATCGGATTCCAGTCGCTTGACCAGGTCCCTATACTTGTCATTGTCGCCGTGAATTACATAGCGCCGAATACCGATGCTCTGTAGAGCACAGAGTATGATGTCGGTCAAATAGGCCGACACTATATAGAGACAATAGCCGAAGGCAACTTGTGTGTAGGACGGCTGGAGCATTGTATGACTCTATGCTTACTGCTTTAGGTCAAAAGTTGACTGTTGTGTGACTAGCAGTGACCACGTACGATGATTATTTCTCTGGATGGTAATATTGGCGCGGGCAAGACCACGCTGCTGCAGGCGATTCAGAAGGCCATGCCCGACGTAGAGGTCGTGCTAGAGCCCGTGGATATCTGGACGTCTCTTGTGGGTGCCGATGGCAAGTCTCTGCTCGCCCTCTTCTATGAGGACCAGCGGCGATGGGCATACACATTCCAGACGTGCGCGCTAATGACACGGATGCGTGCTCTACGTGAGGCGAAAGGTGTGGTTATCACGGAGCGGTCGGTGTTGACAGACCGGTTCGTGTTCGCCAAGATGTTGTATGACTCTGGGGCTATGACAGATGTGGAGTGGACGCTCTACTGTCGGCTGTGGGACCAGTTTGCCGCTGAGCTGCCCGTGTCGGCGGTTATCTATCTGACGACGGGAGTGGGTACGTCGGCAGAGCGTATTGTCAAACGCGGCCGCGTCGGCGAGACGATGTCGCTGGACTATCTGGCCACGCTGGACGCCGCCCATCAGCAGTGGCTGAAAGATACCGAGGTGCCCGTGCTGCGTCTGAGCACGGAACCCGATGCCGATCCGCACGCGAATCTGGACTGCATTCGGGTGTTTATTAACTCGCTGGGCTAATAGTGTAGCGTTGCTCGGCCGGAAGTGTTGTGCGATGCTGTAAAAATCTGAAATATTTTGTCGCGATGGCGAACTGAGCGGGTGTGATTTTTCGTAGTGCTCTTAACCTGACATAGAGTATCATTCCCACTTGCCATATCCGTTTATGCGGATACTGTTTCGTCTTATACAACTGTTCTAACGTGCTGATCGTGTGTTTGACTAGGGAGTCAGAGAGTAGAGGAGATAGCCAAAAAAGAGTTGCGCATAGGTGGGTTCGGGCATTACTATAGTTAGCTGGTAGTCAAAAGTTGACCAGGTCTGCGGAGAACTAGCAGTGCGTACGATGGGTCAGTATTGGCGGGCGATCATTCTCGGTGATAATGGTATCTATATTTGGGTCGATCCTACCGCATTTAGCGAGGGAGCCAAAATGATAGAGCACTGCTATGTGAAAAGCAAATTTGTACAGACGGTGGTCCGGCAGATCAGTTCAGATGGGCTGGGACCGAGTCGCGTCGTGTGGGCAGGGGATTATGCTGATCCTGAGCCAGCGGACGCCGAAAATCTCTACACCATGGCCGAGACCAAGGAGCCCTATTTCCCCCAATTTCTCTATACCCGTCACTTCACCTACATTGTAAATCACACGAAGCAGCAGTTTGTGACGGTTGGGCGCACAGATAAGTATCATCCACTGCCAATCTTGACGGCCGAGGGCAATGGCCGCGGCGGCGGTGACTGGAGGGGCGACGGGCCCGTGGGATCCTGGGCACGCGATGTGATTTCTGCCGAAACGGAGCGACCCAACATGGAGGAGATATGGATGTCTGAGGAAGGGAGCGGCGCGACATGGAGTGCAGAATGACGGGAGCTCCTTAGACAAACGTAATGGCATATCGCTCATCATTCGGAAGTGTTGTGCGATGCTGTAAAAATCTGAAATATTTTGTCGCGATGGCGAACTGTGCGGGTTTGATTTTTTGTAGTGCTCTTAACCTGACATAGAGTATCATTCCCACTTGCCATATCCGTTTGTGCGAATACTGTTTTGTCTTATACAAATGCTCTAATGTGTTGATCGTGTGTTTGACATCGGCGACGGTTGTATACTTTATAGGTATCGTGTCCGCGGGATTCTGATCAATATACACATCAAAATTCAAAAAGAAATTCTTTCGTGTCTTTTTGCCATATTTCTTTATTCTGCGGGTGTTCATTCTGTTATACGGCACGATTTAATCACTCAATGACCATCGGTTGTTGATTTGCCGAGCCGAAGACGGCGATCTCCGTCATGGCCGCGAGACCAATGTGGCCGGTGCCGACTAAGGCGTGGCGGTCCAGACGGGAACCGCAGGGCGTGGCGCTGTCGTTGAAATGGACCAGGGTCGTCAGTGAACCGGCTGCGGCGAGATAGTCCAGAGGCGCATGACCGCAGGCGTAGACGTGACAGGTGTCCACACAGATACGGAGACGCGGATCGTTGATCTCCGAGACAAAGCCGATGAACGCCTCGCGCTCTGTCAGCACTTCGGTACCCTGGCCCGCCGGTGTTTCTAGCAGGATGGGACACGTGGGCGTGGCGGCCTCCAGACAGGCCATGAGATTGGTCCGCATAGTGACGAGGGCGACCGATAGCTCCTGCGTCGTAGCCTTGCCGACGTGGACCACGACCCCGCGTGCGCCGATGGCGACGGCGATCTGGAGTGTTTTTATGAGGAGAGACGAGTGAAATCCGTCGTCGGTCTGGGAGCAGAGGTTGATAAGATAGGCGCTGTGAACAAAGAGGCGCAGACCACGCGCTGCCACTATGGCGGCAGCGGCCGCCTCGTCCTCTGGCTCGGCGTGCAACTTGGACGACTGGGGACCGGCAAGGAAGATTTGTGAAGGCCGGTCCGTGGGCAGAGAGTCCACGGTGGCAGCCAGTGTTTTGAGTTTGGGCATATGGCTGCCGATCCGGTGCTCTTCAATGAGGGCGAGGGCAGGACCAAGATTCGCGGATTTACGGCTCGCAGCGGTCTCCATGAACTCCAGAAACGGTTGCCCGTACCAGGCACGTGCATCAAAGTGCCACAGCATCTCCTGAAGGGGCAGAACCAGATAGATGTCGGTGACGGCGGCGTCGAGGGCGGCGTAGGCAAAGACTTGGAAAAGGAAGTCGGGCCAGTTCTTGGTGAGCTGGCCCGTCATCTTGACTTCAAAGATTTGTGTATCGGTGCGGTAATCGGGATGGCCGCGCACAAGGCCATGACCGACCTCCTCTTCATGACGGAGAGAGCCGCGACCGAAGGCAGCACGATTCATAAGTATGCGCGTTGCGCGAATTGAGGCAAGATAGGGCTCAGTCGTTTTTGACTTACGCACCTTGTTTGCGGAGACCTCTGTCAGCTCGGTCAGCAGGGCTGCCTCGGCTAGAAGTTGGTCCACGGTTATGGCGACGGGAGGCAGCGCAAGCAGTGCTTCCGTAATCAGACCGGCCATACTATAGGGCTCTGGCAGCACCGAGAGAAGCGCGGAGGGATACTTGGACGGCGGCTCGGCGGGACACCGGACCGTTGCAGAAGGAGGCATCAGTTTCTTGAGCTCTTTGAGCTCAACTGAGTTTAGCTGCGATAATAATTCACGAACACGGGTCATCCCTGTAAAAAAACTCATGGTAGGTGCGGGGCGTCACATTTTTGAAGCCTACGAGCACCTGAAGCCTACGAGCCACCTGAAGCCTACGAGCCCCACTGCCAGTCACACACGACACATGAATACTGATACTTGAGATTCTTAGCATCTGTCTTGATGTAGAGAATGTCACGGGGAGCGTCCTTATTACTATCGCATGTCTTATTCGGGCATGCAATCGTGGTCAAATGAGGCAACGTAGGATCCAGCTTAGTATAGGCGTTCAGCTGACTCACCGTCTGCTTGGCGTTCGTGGCCTTATTGAAGGTGGTCTCCAGAATCATCGCATCGGTGGCGTTCTCTGGTTTCATAGGCTCTTTGAAGCCGCAGTGCTTACATATCAGTTGGAGCCCCTCCTCTTCATGGAGATACAGATAATAGGAACATACAGGACAGAATCGCATTACCTATTTGTAACAGCGTGTTTTTAAGTGTCATATTTTAGCCGGTGCGATTTGTTCGGGATACCGTTCGTGTAACCGACCGTGTTCTAGAAATACTAGGCGTGTTTGTCTTAGTGTTCGGCGCCGATGTGGGTATGCCGGACCGTGATACTGTTATAGATAGTGTCCTAGACACCGTAACTGAGGTTGATGTGGTTGGCGTAGCAGGAAACGTAGTCGGAATACTAGAGCGGGTTATTGATCGTGTAGGTGTCTTGGTGTTAGGGGGCGATGTGGGAATGCCTGACCGCGACGCAGTTACGGATGGTGTCTTTGTATTAGGTGCCGATGTGGGAATGCCGGAACGTGATACTGTTATAGATAGTGTCCTAGAAACAGTAACGGAGGTTGAGGTGGTCGGCGTAGCAGGAAACGTGGTCGGAATGCTAGAGCGGGTTATTGTGTTCGTAACTGACCATGTAGCAAGTAAAGAAGGATTCACAGTGACAGCTGGAGACGGAGTCAGTGTTACCGATCTTGTCCTAGACACCGTAACTGTGTTAGAAGTGGTTGGCGTAGCAGGAAACGTGGTCGGAATGCTAGAGCGGGTTATCGTTCTCGTAGGTGTCTTGGTGTTAGGTGCCGATGTGGGAATGCCGGACGGTGAGACGGTTACAGACCGTGTTCTAGACACCGTAACTGTGTTTGAAGTGGACCTTGATCCAGGAAATGTGGTAGGAATACTAGAACGAGTTATTGTTCTCGTAGGCGACCATGTAGCGGGCAAAGAAGGCATCACGGTTACAGCGGGAGACGGGGTCAGTGTTACCGACCGTGTTCTAGACACCGTAACTGTGTTCGTAGTGGACCTTGATCCAGGAAATGTGGTAGGAATACTAGAACGAGTTATTGTTCTCGTAGGCGACCATGTAGCGGGCAAAGAAGGCATCACGGTTACAGCGGGAGACGGGGTCAGTGTTACCGACCGTGTTCTAGACACCGTAACTGTGTTTGAAGTGGACATTGATCCAGGAAATGTGGTAGGAATACTAGAACGAGTTATTGTTCTCGTAGGCGACCATGTAGCGGGCAAAGAAGGCATCACGGTGACAGCGGGAGACGGGGTCAGTGTTACCGACCGTGTTCTAGATACCGTGATAGTGATCGTGGTGGTTGGCGTAGCAGGAAACGTGGTCGGAATACTAGAACGAGTTGGCGTAAGTGTCTTTGTGTTCGGTGCAGATGTTGGGATGCCGGACGGTGAGACGGTTACCGACCGTGTTCTAGACACGGTAATAGTGGTCGTGGTAGTCGGAATTGCTGAACGAGTTGGCGTAAGTGTCATGGTGTTAGGTGCCGAAGTGGGAATACTAGAAGGCGATACAGTTACCGACCGTGTCCTGGACACCGTAACCGTGTTCGAGGTTGTCGGGGTAACAGTTATGGTCGTAATACCTGAGATAGTATGTGTCATGGTGTTAGGTGCCGATGTGGGGATGCCAGACGGCGAGACGGAGAATGTTCTAGACACAGTAACAGAGGTGGTTAGAGTAACGGTTATGGTGTTAGGGGGCGAAGTAGGCATACTGGATGCCGACAGTGTACCAACTATGCCGGAAGCAGAGACAGTTTCGGATGGCCTAGCGACTGTCTGACTGTGCGATGAAATAGTGGTCGGAGACATTGTAAGTATCGGTAAGACCGTAGTAGAAGTGGACAGCGATACTGTAGGTATCGGTGATGTAGCAGCGGCGCTTGGGGAGTTAGTTGGTACGGATGTAGTCATGCTAGACAGTGTGGGTGTGGTGGATACACTCTGTGAACTAGTTGGTATGGGTGTGGTAGAGGTAGATCCAGAGGTCGTTAGAGTCGGTGTAACAGAGGCCGTTTGGGAACTAGCAGTGGATGGTGTGGGTGTTAAACTCTGCTCGCTAGATAACGATGCCCTCTGTGTGCTAGAGCCACTTGAAACTGTGGTGGGTGTGGCCATGCTAGTTTGTGTGAGTGACAATGTGGTCATCATTGATACACTCTGAACATCAGAGGCCGTTCCAGTAGATGGTGATGGTGTGAGCGACAGTATGGTAGAGCAAGAGGCAGATGATGAGATACTCTGCCCACCTGAGGCCGTTAAAATAGTGGATATTGATGATGTGACAATGCTAGATTGTGTGAGTGACTGTGTGCTAGAGGAAGATGGTGTGATAATGTTAGAGGCAGTTGGCGCAGCCGAAGATGATGGTGTGACAATGCTAGACGGTGTGACAATGCTAGAGGTAGTTGGCGCAGTTGAAGATGATGGTGTGCCCATGCTAGACTGTGTGACAATGCTAGAGGCAGTTGGCGCAGTAGAAGATGATGGTGTGACGATACTAGACTGTGTGAGTGACTGTGTGCTAGAGGATGATGGTGTGACAATGCTAGACGGTGTGACAATGCTAGAGGCAGTTGGCGCAGTAGAAGATGATGGTGTGACGATGCTAGACTGTGTGACAATGCTAGAGGCACTTGAAGCAGTGGTGGGTGTGCCCATGCTGGATTGTGTGACAGTGCTAGAGGCTGATAGAGAAGATGATGGTGTGCCCATGCTAGATTGTGTGAGAATGCTAGAAGCAGTTGACCCAGTGTTCGTTGGAATATCAGATGGGAGAGATGACGACGTAAGTGTAGGTACTGTCGTCAAACTCTGACTAGTTGAGGCCGTTGACTCAGAAGTCGTCGATTGTGAGCTAGAGGCACATACACTAACAGTCTGCGTGACCGACGGAGACGATGATGACGTAAGTATCGGTAATGGCGTAACACTCTGACAGGTTGAGGCTGAGGCTGTGCCCGTAACTGCGGTAGCTGACGCCGATGTTGTGGCCGCATTCGTGGGTGTCGTTGTTATCTTTGCTGAAGCCGATGTTGTGGCCGCATTCGTGGGTGTCGTTGTTGTCTTGGCGGATGCCGACGTCGTAGCCACGTTCGTGGGTGTCGTTGTTATCTTTGCTGATGCCGATGTTGTGGCCGCATTAGTGGCAGTAACCGATCTCTTTGCTGACACTGTAGCCGATGTCTTGGCCGATGCCGTAACCGATGTCTTTGCTGACGCAGATGTCGTGGCCACCGCGGTAGATGACCGACTAAGTACTGAGCGTGTGAGCGTGGCCTGCTGCGTCATTGTGTCAGTGACAGAGGCGGAAAGCTGTGACGCCGTGACGGTCAGAGAGGCCTCTGGGCTCTGAGACGGACTCGCAGAAATAGATACCGAGCCGGTGGAACTCTGTGACGGCTCGGCAGATCCAGATACAGTGACCGACCCGCTGGGGCTGTTCGTGCCGATACTCGGAGTGGCGGTATCTGTTGACTTGGGTGGCGGTGTCGTCGGTGCCATTGTGCGTGTCACCGAGTGACTCACGGATGGCGTTGATGTAGGTGTTGCATAACTAGCAGATGTGCGCGCAGACCGTGATACTAGGGGTGTTGCTGTCAGCGTGGCAACCGATGCCGTCGGCGATGCGGTCGGTGACCGCGTCGGCTGTGGTGTAAGAGTAAGTGTCCCTGATGCCGTAGACGTTCGGCTATTCGTTGTAGTTGCGCTTATAGTCGTGGTTCCCGTGCTAGTGCGTGACTGGGTCGTCGAGGCCGTTTCGGTGCCAGATAGAGTGCTCGTGCGCGAACGGGCCGGCGATGCCGAATATGATGGCGAACCCGTAGTGGTTTTGGATGTGGCGGCGGACCGTGTTCCAGACGGCGTCACGGTGGCCGGAGTCGCGGTCGTCGTCTGCGTAACTGTCGGCGTTGCCGTAGATGAACCGGTCCCAGTATGAGTAAGTGTAGATGTAGTCGATGTCCGTTGGGGGCGCGAAAATGTTTGGGTGGCCGATTCCGTAGCAGACAGAGTGGCGATTGACGGTGAGGCCGTTGTGGATCCCGTTCGTGTTAGACGTGTGGAAGTCGTTGTCGGAGTGACGATGCGTGTGCCAGTTTGCGGCGGCGAGCGGGAGAAAGTGGGCGATGCAGACCGTGTCTTTGAGGGTCCAATCGTGCGTGTATTAGTGACTGTGATACGGATAGAAGGAGTTGTACTAGAACTAGCAGTGGGTGTGCGAGATGGGGCTGGGGTTCTGGAATGTGTCGGCGTCTGCGTCTGTGTCTTGGATAGCGGTGCGGACCGGGTGACCGTGGGCGTCGCGGTCGGTGTCTTGGACGACGCCATGCTTGGCGTGGCGGTCCGTGTAGGCGGCACGGACCTGGATGGTCGCGCAGATGCCGAATATGAGGGACTGGCCGATTGTGTGCGGGAGGGTGGGGGGGACTTTGTGGCGGATGGCGAGGCCGATTGAGACCGGGTGGCGCGCGATGTTACCGAGAGTGTGGGTGAGGATGACGTCGTTTTCGTGGTGGTCGTCGTCGCCGTCTGCGTGCGCGTGTTCGTCGTGGTCTTCGTAGAAGTCGTGGAGGCCGTGGCGGTCTTGGAAGTGGAGGGGGATGCCGTTGTGGTCGGCGTGGCCGACTGCGTCTTGGATACACGGGTTACTGTGGCGGCGCCGGTGGAACGGATGGTCGGTGTGGGTCGCATGGAGCGAGTTGACGTCGTTGACGGCCACGGGGAACGGGTTAGGGTCACCGTCTTCGTGCTCGTTTTTGAGGTGGTTGTCGTGGACGAGGGAACAACGGAGCCACTTGCTCCGATTATACATAACAAAAGGAGTAGCATCCCTATGTTATATAGTAAAATGTCTTTATGCGGGGCATTAATACCTTACTACAAACCATTTAATTTATGGACACATCAGAATCGCGGATTTGCTCTTCCAGGCTAATACCTTACGACAACATATTTATAGGTTAAATTATTACCGCTGGCGTACGTAGAACGTATTTCAAACCAGCCATTGCCCTGCACCGTCCACACTGCCCCCGACTGGTAGCCGCCATAGGAAACGTCTGACCAACACGGGGTAACAAGAATGACAGATGATTCTTTAATATTTCCAGTATAGTTGGGTGACGTCGGGACGAAATCTTCTACTCTAACCGAATTAGTACCGTTCCCTACCACGCCGCCAGAATGGAAAAAAAATGGCCCGCTAGGGCCACGATCACCCTTATCACCCTTATCGCCCACAGCACCCTGTGGCCCCATTTTACCCCGAACCCCAGGAGGACCAAGATCACCTGTAGGACCCTCAGGACCCGTATCGCCCTTAGCACCCGTAGCACCCCTAGCACCCGTATCACCCTTAGCACCTGTAGCACCCCTAGCACCCGTATCGCCCTTAATATTCGCAGAACCAGCAGAACCTGTATCACCCTTAGGGCCCGTATCACCCTTAGCACCCGTAGGACCCTTAAGACCGATACCCGTAGGACCAGCAGGACCTGTAGGACCCGTTAGGCCCGCAGGACCAACAAGACCTATAGGACCCGTAGGACCCGTAGGACCTAGACCCGTAGGACCCGTAGGACCCGTAGGGCCCGTAAGACCCGCAGGACCTGCAGCGCCCGTAGGACCCGCAGGACCTGCAGGACCTATACCCGTAGGACCCGTAGGACCTATAGGACCCGCAGGACCCGTAGGACCCGTAGGACCCTTAGCACCCGCAGGACCTGAAGGGCCAGCAAGACCCTTGCTACCCTTGGCGTTTGGTTTAAGTGTACCAAGAGCAAATGGAAGCATTGTTATATAGGGTAACTATTTTTGTTGTTATACAATAAAAATAACATAGGGCTGGACTTTAAAGCCTTGCGACTAACCAGTTGAATGTCTTAGGACCGTATTGGTACGCCATCCATTTAATGCTAAATCCCTGTCGTGAGGGTTCTATAACTACCCACGGGGCGCTACTAGCCTCTGCTAGCTCCTGAACTGGGGTGATAATAACGACAGCGTTTGCCGTGATGTTCGGAATGGGAATAAAATCTTCGCCGACGTTATTAACTATCACTGCACATTGCTTTCGTCCGCAGTATACTACGCCCAGGTCTAACTGCTGGGGGCCTACATCACCCGTAGGACCCTTAGGACCCTTATCACCCTTAGGACCCTCTGGACCCATAGGGCCATCCCCCCCCTGTGGACCCGCAGGACCCTTAGGACCCTGATCACCGGCAGGCCCCTTCGCACCTGCAGCACCTGTAGCACCCTTTGCACCCGTAGCACCAGTAGCACCCGTATCACCAGCAGGTCCCTTTGCATCCATACCCGTAGCACCCTTGGGACCCTTATCACCCGTAGGACCCTTAGCGCCCACAGGACCCGTAGGACCCATACTCACAGGACCTGTAGGACCAGCAGGACCTGCAGGGCCAGTAGGACCCGCACCCGTAGGGCCTACAGGGCCCGTAGGACCCGGAGCACCCGCAGGACCCACAGGACCCATAGGATTCGCACCCGCAGGCCCCGTAGCACCCGTAGGACCCCTAGGACCCATAGGACCCGAGCCCGCAGGACCCGTAGGACCAGCACGACCCGCAGCACCTACAGGACCTGTAACACCCACAGGACCAGTAGGACCCGGAGGACCTTGGGTACCCTTTTTACCCTTAGCGTTTGGTTTAAGTGTAGCAAGAGCAAACGGAAGCATTTATATAGGGTATATATTTTGTTGTCCTACTACACAGTGTGCAGGACTAAGGCTGTGCGATATAGTAGTTAAAATAAAAAATATCGGTAGAAGTGGTTGCCTTCCAAAATACGTCAAACGCACCAGCCCTTGCAACTACCCACGGTGCGCCCCTGGCTTCTGACCAATTATTAGTCGGGGTGATAAGAATAATAGATGATGCCGTAACCCGCATATCGTCTACAGTAGACTTACCAAAATAACCCGGTACAGCAGTTTTGTATGCCAGCGTAGTAACCAGCTGAGGAAGTCCGCTGTCACCCTTATCACCCATCGGACCTGTATCACCCTTAGGACCGGTAGGACCCTGCTCATAATTAGCAGGACCCCCCAACCATGCGATACCTACAGGGCCCGTATCACCCTTAGCACCCACAGCACCCGCAGGGCCTGTATCACCCACAGGACCCGTAGCACCCTTAGCACCATTATCACCCTTAAGGCCCGCAGAACCCACCGCCGCAGGACCTGTATCACCCACAGGACCCGTATCACCCTTAGCACCGGTATCACCAATAGGACCAGTAGGACCCATAGGGCCCATAGGGCCCGTAGGACCTGCAGCGCCCATAGGACCCGTAGGACCCGCAGGACCCGCAGGACCCGCAGGACCCGCACTCGTAGGACCTGTAGGACCAGTAGGACCCATAGGACCCGCAGGACCCGCAGGACCCGCAGGACCCGCAGCACCCGCAGGGCCTGTAACGCCCGCAGGACCTGCAGGGCCCGTAGCACCTACAGGACCTGCAGCACCCGCAGCACCCGCAGGACCTGCAGGACCTGCAGGACCCGTTGTACCCGCCGCACCCTTTTTACCCCTGGCGCGTGGTTTAACAAAACCAAACGGCAGCATTATACATAGGGTATATATTTTGTTGATATGTTATCATCTATAAGCTGCAAAAGGCGTAGGACTTTAAAACTTTGCGATAGAATAGTTGAACGAATATCTAGTATTATAATTACTCTGATTGGTGCCCCACCGAATGTCAAAGCTGCCAGTGGTTCCCACTACGTACACTGGAGTGGTAGAAGGATCCATAGCATCACGCGGGGTGACATTAATGATAGAAGTTGGAAGAAGACCCGCTAAGGTGATAGAAGTCGTACCGCTAATGCCGGATGCTAGGCCGCTCATATTCGCTGCGAAAGTACCCGTAGGGCCCGTAACACCTGCAGGGCCCGCCGGGCCTGCAGGACCCGTAGCACCCGTAGGACCCGTAGGGCCACCCGCAGGTCCCGCAGGACCCGTAGCACCGGTAGGGCCTAGAGGGCCACCTGCAGGGCCTGCAGGACCCGTAGCACCCGCAGGACCCGTAGCACCCGTAGGACCCGCAGGACCCGTAGCACCCGTACCCGTAGCACCCGTAGGACCCGTAGGGCCTATAGGGCCCGTAGCACCCGTACCTGTAGCACCCGTACCTGTAGCACCCGCAGGTCCCGCAGGACCCGTAGCACCCGTAGCACCCGTAGCACCCGCAGGACCCGTAGCACCCGTACCCGTAGGACCCGTAGGGCCTATAGGGCCCGTAGCACCCGTACCTGTAGCACCCGTACCTGTAGCACCCGCAGGTCCCGCAGGACCCGTAGCACCGGTAGGGCCTATAGGGCCACCTGCAGGGCCCGCCGGGCCTGCAGGACCCGTAGCACCGGTAGGGCCCGTAGCACCCGTACCTGTAGCACCCCTAGCACCGGTAGCACCCGTAGCACCCGTAGCACCCGTAGCACCCGTAGCACCTGCAAGACCCGGATTACCTTTTCTACGCATGGCGTTTGGTTTAAGTGTAGCAAGGGCAAATGGCAGCATTTATACATGATGTTTATATTTTATTTATGAACTACATAGCGTGCACAACGCAGGGTCCACCGTGAACTTGATTGCCTGGACCGACGACTTGGTGCGCAGATAGTAGATGCCCGTCTTCAGACCCCGCTTCCATGCATAGAAATGCATGGACGAGAGGCGCGCGATAGTCGGATCCTGGACAAACAGATTCAAACTCTGACTCTGGCAGATGAATGCACCACGGTCCGCCGACATGTCAATCAATGTCTTCTGCTTGATTTCCCACACAGTCTTGTACCGCGCCCGCACATCCTCGGGAATCTCAGTAAGGCCCTGGACAGACCCGTTGGCGCCCAAGATACGGTCCTTGAGCTCAGCAGTCCACAGTCCCAGCGCCATGAGCTCTGTTACGAGATACTGGTTCACCACCGTGAACTCACCTGCTAGGACCCGGCGGTTATAGATATTGGATGTGAAGGGCTCAATGCATTCATTGTAGCCGAGAATCTGGCTCGTAGAGGCCGTGGGCATCGGTGCGAGCAGCAGGCTGTTCCGAATACCCAGCTTCACGCGGGCCCTGAGATCAGTCCAATCAAGATCAGTCTTATAGGCGGTGGGAGCGAGTCCCCACAAATCCGGCTGGAGCACCCCCTGACTGGCCGGCGATCCCTCAAAGGTCTCATAGGGACCATCCACGAGAGCCATGTCCGCGGAGGCCGAGAGGGCCGCGTAGTAAATGTTCTCAAAGATCTCCTGATTCAGGGCAGCGGCCTCAGGGGACTCCCATGCCAGTTTCATGAGGGCGAACACGTCGGCCAGACCCTGGATGCCGATGCCGATAGGACGATGCCGCATGTTAGAGCGCCGCGTCTCTGGAGTGGGATAGTAGTTGATGTCAATGATGCGATTGAGATTGCGGACAATGACACCCGTGACCCGCCGGAGCTCGGCCCAGTCTATCACACCGTCGCGCAGGAAATAGGGAAGAGCGATGGACGCCAGATTACACACCGCCGTCTCTTCTGGGCTGGAGTATTCCACAATCTCCGTGCAGTTACCCGTGAGAATGCCGTTGAAGACGCCCGCGTGGTTAAGTGGCTCCGTGAAGCAGTAGGTGTCCGTCACACGACTCGGCGTCACATCAATGACCTGCTGCGTGAATGTCTGGCCCATCTCATTGACCAGATGACACAGTGCCATACCCGGTGTCAAGTCCTTCGCCTCAACGCGTGGTGCCTCTCTGAGAGTCAGGTCGCCATAGGGCAGAATGAACTTGTGATATGGCGTACAGTCAAGAGTAGCCACGCTAGTGACACCCGCGCACCGCTGCTTCACTCTGACACGCAGCAGCTGCTGGTTGACTCCCGTCTTCTTGATAGTGACAAGGGATAGGCCGTTGCCGTTCCAGACACGCACGGTCTCCCCCTCTAGCTCGGCAATCGGATGACGGGTGATAAAGTCGCGACTCGGAAATGCCATGCCGTGCCACTCGTAGCTCTTCTCTGGATGATAGACCTCAAGTTCAGTATCCGGTGCTACACAGAGATTGGAGGACTTGATTGTGCCGAGATTCTTCTGATTAGACTTGGCGTTCGCCGCGTCCTTGTAGAGCAGATAGGGTGTGCCCGTCTCAATCTGACTGATGAGAATCTCCGACCACAGTTTTTGGGCGGACATGGTCTTGCGTGCCCGTCCCTCGGCCTCATAACGGGTATACAAGGCCTCAAACTCCGCTCCATGCACATCGGCCAGACCCGGCGCCTCATGAGGACAGAAGAGACTCCATGTCCCGTCGGCCTCTACACGACGCATGAAGAGGTCCGGAATCCACAGTGCGTAGAAGAGGTCACGAGCCTTCTCCTCCTCGGCACCCGTGTTCGTCTTCATGCGCAAGAACGCCTGGACATCGGCGTGCCAGGGCTCCAGATAGATGGCGAAGGACCCGTTGCGCCGACCGCCCTGGTTAATGTAGCGGGCCGTGTTGTTGAACACGCGGAGCATGGGCACGAGACCGTCTGAGCGGCCATTGGTGCCGGCGATGTAGGAACCGGCCGCACGGATATTGTGGACAGAAAGACCGATGCCGCCGGCATACTTGGAGATTTGGGCGCAGTCCTTGAGAGTGTCAAAGATGCCATCTACACTGTCGTCCTTCATGGCCACGAGATAGCAGCTGCTGAGCTGGGGGCGCTTTGTGGCGGCATTGAAGAGCGTAGGTGTCGCGTGCGTAAACGCCTTGCTGCTCATGAGGTCATATGTCTCTTTAATAGCGGCGAGGCTCGCCGTGCTGTTGATGCCGACGGCAACGCGGAGCCACATATACTGGGGTGTCTCTGCGAGGCCCGTGGCCGATCGCATGAGATAGCCGCGCTCGAGCGTCTTGAAGCCGAAGTAGTCTAGCAGGAAGTCACGGCTGGGCACGATCATCGCGTCAAGAGCGGCGGCGTTAGTGGCAATAAAAGCGGCGATCTCATCATCCAATGTGATAGAGGCCATTGCGGCACTGAACGTGGTGGGTGCCGAACGCTGGGCGTTGCTCAGAATGATTCTGGATGCTACGGTTGCCCAATCGGGATGCGTTGTAATATAGGAAATGGCGATACGTGCGGCCAACTCGTCCAGTTCCGCAGTACTAATACCGTCCTGAATGTCCTCAATGACGAGCTGGGCTAGGCGCGTATAGTTCACGGCGAGACCGACGGTGGCCTTCCGTATCCGCTCCAGCACCTTGTCAAACTGGACGGGCTCACTGGTTCCGTCGCGCTTAATAACATTCATCTCTACAGACATCGTAGCTAACCTTAAAGTAGGGGTGAGGTAATCAAGTTTACGACGATAAAAAAGAACTATAAGATAGAATGAAGTGCGATGTCCTAATGGTCTTCTTTGGTCTCTTATTCGTGGCCGTATGCTGGGCCCATTATTCGCAAACCACGGAACTTGTGGGTATGGAATCGTTCATGGATTTCGTGAAAAAGAATCAGGACCCCGATCTGGAGTATGCGCCCTTTCAGCAGGATCTCCCGCTCACGGACTTTTTGATGAAGGACGTGGGACTAACGACGATGTCGGCGGTTTCGTGTGCCGCGGCGGATTCGGCGCGGCAGATGGAACTCGGTGGCCAATACATTCAGCGGACCAACAATTATCGGCGGGACTATCCCGACCATTGCTCGTCGCTGTTGTCGGATTTCGTGGGCGGCTTCTATGCACCTAAGGCAGGAGCCGTAGGCTCCATCGTGCCCTGCACTGGATTCTGTTGATGTGCACCTATAGCAGTGACTTGATTCCAGAATACAGACTTATGGAGCCTATGGACACCATGGGCGACGCCATGAAAAAACACGCATTAATTTCGGAATCAGATAGATCCAGAGACGAACCCAGCACGTAGTTGCGCAGGGCGTCAACCACCAGAATAATAATGGGCACCTGAACCACAAACTGGAGATGAATCGGCAGACCCTTACACAGTTTATCCACGACGACTGCGATGACTAGCACGACGGCCGATACAACTACCGAGAGTAGTACCTTGGCGTATAACATCCTTAGTATGGCTGCTCATTTTTTGCTCCCATCCAGCCACTGGCCAGGGCCTGTGGAGGGGTCTGTTGCCGTGCCGCCTCTACATCGGACCAGAAGAGGGTGGCCGCCGGATAGCCCACGGATGCCCACCACTGGCGATCGCGCAGCACGGTGCGCGGATACCAGCCCCACAGCCACCAGACCGACGACTCCAGAACTGGATCATTAGTGGGTGGCAACGCGGCATCTGCTAGATCCTCCACGGGCTCACTATAGACATAATACTTGGTAAGGTCACCGCGGACTTCTATGCGACCCTTCCATCTGGCGTTAGCGATAGCCGCCGCATACTCTGGTGTAATGTGTGCGGCCGGTCGTTGGGCGAAACGGGCCTCAATGAATTCAACGGCCTCCAAATTACAGACCTCCATCTGAATTTGCATCTGCACCCAGTATTCGTCGGGTACGAATTTGCCGGGTTGCCGTGTCTTCGGCGCCTTGATCTCCACCAGCCGACCTGCGAGTCCACCCTTAATGATCAGCCCATCAGGACTAGCAGAGAGCCATGGGATAGCGGCGTGGGTAAACCGACCCAGCGTATCACATACCGTGCCCGGGCCCGCGATTTCCTGCTCAAAGATGGCGCGCACCAGGGGCTCAAAGCGGTGTCCCCATGTCGTCGGATTCATCTCGCCGTCCTCTTGGGCGATGCCCACTGTGCTGCTCGGAATGATGGTTGGTGGAGCCAGCTTTTGCCGCAGCAGTGCCCCGCGACGGCCGTCCAGGATCTGACTGAACTCCGATGCCGTCAGCATGTGTTGCCGCTGCGCATACCAGTCCGCCGAGTGCTGGGCCGTCTGTGGCTTGTCGCACAGCGTCTGAATCATGGTCGGAGGCACGGGAGTCAAGGCGGCTAACATTAGGTCATGGTGATGCCGACACCAGGCCGCGGCGGCCTCCAGCAACGCGTTCTCTAGCTCCTCCTCTCCAAGTAATTCTACTGCGGCGATTATTGCGTCCCACGCATCATCATTAGCGGCCTCGGAATCAAACATTGACACGTCATACAAATCTGGTAGGTTCTCGTCGCACCAGATTTCTAGGTCGGTGTCCATTATCTTAATTGGATGCCTCTGCGTTTAGATCTTTGCGCCGCTGGGTTGCACGTGTGGGCGCCGGGTCAATGCGAAAGGTGCGTAGGTTTCCGTCGTGAGAAACGTGCAGGCCGCGGATACTCTTGATGATGGTGGCGTCGGCGTCGTAATCGACAGCAAGTTTTGAGTTCAGTTGGCGGAGCTCGTACGCCTGCAGAATGGCCGCGAGTAGCGATGCGCGCTCGGCGGGTGTCAGGGGCTTGTCCTCCTCGTAGGCCTGGACAAACTTGCGGAGACGGTCAAGACGAGAGCCGCGGTCTAGTTTCTGCCAGGGCTGCTTAAACGTGGCGGCCTCCGCCGTAAAGAAGGCCTCTAGGCTGGTTTCGGTGGACTTGGCCGTGTTATCGCCAAGAAAGGGTGCTGACGCATCTGGAGTGGACCTGCGACGATGTGTCTTGTTACGATTCATTAATAGTATAGATGGATGCTACGTTTAGCCTGGGACGACGAGTCGTCCCCGGCTAGCCTGGACCAAAGCCGACAGGTGACGATGGCCCTGGGCTAATCTGGACTGTCTTCGGGCTACGTTGTCGTGAACAAATTACCGTTATAATGCCCATACTCGGATTACAGATGGCACAACGATAATGAAAACTGTCTCTATTTACTAGCACTGCATCCGGATGCTGACACATCCAACGGGGACGCGGCACCTTGCGCCTTGGATTCACCAGACCATTGAGCGGGTTGGGAACGATCATTTCTTCTCTTTTTAACTATTTTGGGAGTCCATTGAGCCACATCGGAGGCAAACCGCCCGTCGGTAGATGCATCGGCGAGAAAGAACCGGCCGTTGTAATGAAGTTCTAGGCCCGCCGTAATTCCTGCGCCCTTGCTAACACAGGACATCTGCATATGTACACTGCTAATGGTTTAGATTCCAAGAGCCAGCATATAATTTATCTGTATAGAGTATAATGGCACTCGCACCTGCTTGTACGAATGTGTTGCTCATTGACAGCGCCGTTAAAGACTATCAGGTGTTCGTAGATGCGGTTAATCCCTCTACATTTCCCATAGTATATTCCTCGTCGACGTCAAAGGAGGAACTCTTAGACGTTTTGCGTTCCAATTTTACAACAATTTCTAGGATTGGGTTGGCCTTTGAAGCCCACGGGCTTCTGAACAATGCGCCCTTTTATGACGAGCAGGGCACCGCATTTATACAATCGGTCATCAACACGTTTAGCGTGAAAAATATAGATTATTTGGCCTGTAATACTCTAATGACCCCAGAATGGAAGGCCTATTATGCAGAGATAGCAACGACCGGTGTGGTTGTTGGTGCATCCGATAATAGCACGGGTAATCTTAAGCACGGTGGCGATTGGATCATGGAAAGCACGGGACAGGATATTGAGGCCATCTATTTTGCGGAGAAGATTGAGTATTATAGGTTTTTGTTAGGGGGTGGTAATCATTCGTTCATAATAGACACATCTGGTATATTGTACGCAACTGGAAATAATATCTTCGGTCAGTTGGGAATCATTGGAGCCAATAGAAGTTCTTTAACACGGGTTGATCTACCTGGTGTCGTAGCAGTGTCTTGTGGGGACAATTATTCTCTTGCAATCAAGGCGGATGGCACTCTTTGGGCAACTGGAAGTAATCAATTTGGTCAGTTGGGAAGTGGGGATAGTAGAAGTTCTTTCACCCAGGTGACCTTCTCCACTCCCACAACTGTTACAGCAGTTGCATGTGGTTATGCACATTCTCTTGTAGTAGATTCTAACGCCAGGCTTTGGACATCTGGATTGAATAGCGAAGGTCAGTTGGGGTCTGGAGGTGGCAATAGAAATTTTTTTACAGGGGGTGTGCTTTTCTTTATTAAAACAGTTGCGTGTGGCTTTTACCATTCTTTCGCACTCGGTGTTGACGGTAATCTTTGGGCAGCTGGGTGGAATGCACAGGGTCAGTTGGGAACTGGGGACAACACCAATAGAAGTACTTTCACCAAGCTCCTTGGCATCTCCGATGTTAAAGCAGTTGCTTGTGGTAGTTCTTTTACTTTTGCGCTAAAGTCAGACGGCACTCTTTGGGCAACTGGAGCTAATACCTATGGTCAGTTGGGAGATGGAACTACAACTAGTAGAAGCTCTTTTAAACAGGTTCTCTCCGAGGTTGAAGCAGTTTCTTGTGGGTCTAGTCATACTCTAGCAATTAAGTCAGACGGCACTGTTTGGGCAACGGGATATAATGGCTACGGGCAATTAGGATCTTCTACTACAGACAATAGAAGTGTGTTCACCAAGGTCACCGAACTCTCCAGTATTGTAGCCATTTCTAGCAGTGATTTCAGTTCTCTCGCACTCACATCTGCCGGCGATTTATGGACAACTGGAAATAATTCCTTCGGCGAGTTGGGCAATGGAACTACACTCCGAAGAAACAATTTTGTTGCAATTAAAAATAATGTACGTGCTATAAGAGATGCTACGGTGGTTATACCACAAATACCACGACTACCAGCATCTACCTTTGATGGCATAACGGCAATATCGCAAAACGGCGGCGTTGATATTTCATTAAATTATAATTCCTCATTGACCTATGCCGTTGATGTTTATACATATTCAGCAGGTTATTTTACAGACAGTTATAGTACGTTTACTAATGGTACCTGGCGAATCATACCGAAGAAGTATGTAGCTGATCCTAAATTTTCTAAAGTGACATGTTCTGTTAATTTAGCTACATCTCCAATAGTCGTTAGAGGATTAACAGCCGATGTACCGCACTATTTTGTGGTATCTGCCAGAAATTCAAATGCAGAATTATATAACCCGAGCACAATAACTTCTCGGACATCGGCGGGAATGTTAAATTCAATGGCTCCTTCTATTTTTTTAAAGGGAATACCACTTGCTTATTTTATCGGCAGCGGATTAGATTTGCTGCCCGGTACTGGAATAATTAGTGTGTATCCAGGAGGCGCAGTTGATAATAATAAATATGCAGTATATGTCGCCATTGCCGGTGGTGCAGGAGGTTCTGGTGGTTCTATTCCTGTAACTAACTATGAGCCCAACAGAAACCCACAATATATTGTTCAAACTCCTATTTCGGGTGGCAATGGTGGAAACGGTGGGGGCGGTAAATTTATTTTTATGGGTGCTCTATTCGGAAAACAAACAGTAGAATATACGGTTGGGTTCGGTGGGCTAAATGGAGTATCTGACACAGGTATGCTTTCGGGAATGGACGGTGGTCGTTTGATATACAGTTATAATAGTGTTTTCAACCCTAGAAGAGCATTCGCAGGGTCGTCTGGAACCGAGACAAGGTTAGTATTGGGTTCTATCATTAATGCAACAGGAGGAGAAGGTGGCGGGGTGGCAAGCCTTTCTTTATTACCTAATAACTCATATTGGGGGACGATTATTCCAGCTAAAAACGACGTAAATGGCACTGTAACGCCATTTCCAGAATATCAGCGCCTCGCTGGCTCGCCTGGCACTGGACTAGCACCAGGTGGTAATGGTAATATCTTTATGAAAACTAGTCTGCTACGTACTAGTGAATCTGGTGGTTCCCAAACATTTAATATACTCGCAGGTCAAACGGTCATGGTTACTCTGTTTTGTCAGTCGAACCGTATAAACTATTTATTTAAGCAAACCACCTTTTCTGGAGGAGCCATTATGTTTTCATATACATATCCCGCTAATGGTACTCTTGTATTAACAAATAAAGATGGTAACTCTAATTGTTCGGCTACTATGGGCAATACCTCCGTAACGACGCTACAACGGTATAATTCGCTGCCTGTTTCTGCAGCAATTACCGGTACCGTAACTGAGATATGGTATGTGAAGCCATATATATCTTATTATGACAATATTGTGTATAACCTAAACGCTAATCCAAATAAAGGCGGGTATTGGGAATTTTCTGTGTGGGATGCGTCCACATTTGGGGCAATGTAAAACCTTATGCGTAGAGCATCTAGATCTATAATATATTCTACATAATACATAAATGGGAAACAAACCAGCGATGCCTGCATTTATAAAGCCCCTTGCGAGTCGTATATTTGAAAGAGTCCCCGATCTAGTGCCTGAACCTGTAGCTGTGGCAGAACCTGTGGTTTTCGCTGAGCCTGTGGTTTTGGCAGAGCCTGTGGCAGAGCCTGTGGCAGAGCCTGTGGCAGAGCCTGTGGCAGAGCCGGTGGCAGAGCCGGTGGCAGAGCCGGTGGCAGAACCTGTGGCAGAGCCTGTGGCTGTGGAACCTGTGGTTTTGGCAGAGCCTGTGGTTTTGGCAGAGCCGGTGGCAGATGAATTCGTAACCATCGTAAAGAAACGTCGCGCAAAATAATTTCGTGACCCGGTTAAGGATGCGACCGTCCAGGGAAATTAAGACATTAGACAATGACCGTATTTGGGCGCTTATTGGGCCGCAGACTGTCAAAGGGCCGAGTGCCGTATTTTCTATACCTAATTCGTCGCGATCTGATACACGGCCGTATGAGCGCGAAGCGGCATTTTTTCCAAGGGCCATTGGCGAGGCACGTCCCCGTCTGCCTCCCGATCTCTATGGGCCCTGGGCCACCGGCTATGATGTGGCTAATGGCGACGTGGGACGAGAACTCAGGGGCGCCGTGCGCGAAGAACGCGGTGCTCCAGAGATTCAAATGCGACTAGCAGGTCGGACCTTTGAGCATCAGTGGATACCAGAGGCCGTTACAAAAGAGATTGCCGAGCGCAAGATTATGGCGTCAGAGCAGTTGCGACCGGCGCAGGATGATTGGCGGACGCGTTAACTTAGTCTAAACTCCATGTTACTTCGTAACATAGGTGTTACAGACTAGGTTTCGCAGAAACCTAGTCGAAACTCCGCCTTTGCTGTAGGCAAAGAGCGTCGTTATTGCCTAAGCGTCGTAGACGCTTAGTCGAAACTCTATGTTACTTCGTAACATAGGTGTTACAGACTAGGTTTCGCAGAAACCTAGTCGAAACTCACAGTAATAGGCACGTCATGATGGTTCACCGCCTTCATAGCCGACTGGCTCATCTCCTTGCGCTTCCTGCGTCCTGTTGCCGTAGTGCTCTCAGGGTCCTTACTGTAATGCTCGCGGAAGCTCGTGTTCATGTCCGCCTCAACCGCCTCCTTATTCAACAAGATATAGCGGAGAACACCTTTCTCGATCGCCCAACGGAAGAAATTCAGTTGGCCGACCGTAGTCTCCTCAATAGGATCGTGACCACGAATCTGAAAACTGATACGGTCGCGGCGGCAGAATGGGTCAAAGAGTCGTTTGGAATACGCCTTGAGCTCGCGCTTATAATGGAAGTGAACCATGAACTGGCGGTCGTCCATCGGATAGGCCACATTGAACTTCTTGGAATAGTTCGTCACGAACCAGTCAATAAGACGGAGACTGACCGGAGAAGTACCGCTCAGAACGGGCAAGACTTCCTCTAGGCGCCCCGGCTGATTATAGAAATCCTGGAGCCAGCGGACAATGAAGTCCTGCTTTCCCTGGATACGATTTTTGAGAGTCTGACGTTCCATTTGGATGGTTTAGGTAGCATCGGTTTAGATGGCGCGCGGAAATCTGTGGGAGGAATAGGGGGATGAGTGATCTTGAAGCAATGCGTATGTCAGCAGCGGAGTTTGCTGCATATAAACAACGTATCACAGATCTGAAACGCCAAGCAGAAAAAAGTCTAGGGGGACAAATTACACAAGTGGCGCCCAATGGCGATTGTTTATTTTTGGCGATCGCGGACCAAGAAGGCGCCGGTCAGGAGCGGGCCGATGAACTGAGAGCATTAGCCATGCGCACAATCAGTGAAAAGTGTTTAACAGATTATAGTGATTCTATTGCCGGTGATGACTTAGATATTTCCGAAAATGCTACAGCTAGGGAACGGTGCGATGCGTACGTCGCTAAATATGGTAAAAAAGGCGAATATGGAGGTGATCTTGAACTAAAGGCTCTACAACAAGCGCTAAATGTTAATATAGAGGTATATCGCGTAACTGGACAGGTTACTCGGTATCCTGATGCGCCTATCGTCGGCCCAACCTATATGCTTATATTTTATGGAGAAGGCACGTATCCTCATTATGATTCTATCCGTTTTCCGACCATTAAATCTGTCACACCTACTGGTTCTAGGACACTTAGTTCCGAGATGTTAGCTCGCTCTGTTTTATTAACCGCACAGGCTCTGGCAGCTAGCTATGCGCCTAGCAGTGTGTCTTCTGCTAATCGCGGATCTGCTGCTAGCAGTGTGTCTTTTTCTAATCGCGGATCTGCTGCTAGCAGTGTGTCTTTTTCTAATCGCGGATCTGATCGCGGGTCTTCTGCTAATCGTGGATCTTCTGCTGCTGCTAGTTCTAGTAGCAGTGGGTCTTTTGCTAGCACCGAGGCCACAGATGACATAGAACAACCTAAATTGGACCAATACCAGAAATGGATGGATAAATATAAAAATCATACTATCGCCGCCAAGGTTAATGAATATATGACCCTTAAACTACAAGCAGGTGATGGAGCACAAGACAAACTTAAAGATCCAGAATTCCTGAAGCTTGCTGAATATATGGAGCGTTTAGAAACGTCAGATGATCCACAATTCAGGGACCGTGAAATTCTGATTGATGATGAGCTGATGACGATTGTAAACCCCTATAAGGCAGCGCAGTACAGAGGTGCAGAGGCATCAGAATGGGGGGGCAGTAGTTTGAATTCAGGTGAAATGTTTGAGAGAGATAACGCGATTGTCCAGAAAATCGTACCTCAGCTCCTTAGCGATAGGCGCGCAATAAGTGCAATACTCGAGAGCTTATGGTTTTGTGGCACAAATGTACTTGACTCGCCCTATTGTTTTCCTGAACGTTATCTGGGTATGTTGAGAAAATATGGGGATACCAGTGCTAGTCCCAGTGCTAGTCCCAGTGCCAGTCCCAGTGCTAGTCCCAGTGCTAGTCCCAGTGCTAGTCCCAGTGCCGAGGAAGAGGAAGAAGATGAAATAACTAAACGTCTTAAGGCCGCTGAGCTAAATACACAGATACAGAAAGGACTCACCGCATGGAGAGGCTCAAATAGTGTACCCACACCCTCTGATCCTAAGGTTACATTTGACGCTGGCAAACCAGTCGCAAAGAAAACTGCCGGCGACATAAGGGTTGATGCCGCCAGAGCCATAAAATCTTCCCTTAAAAAAGGAGCTCGTAATCCTCCCCCCTAAGTAGAATGAACATCCTCCTCAAGGCCAAGTATTCCTTTATCTCCGCCCTAGTCTTTTTCATCGTGGCCAATCCCGAGACCTACAAGTTCACCCAGGTTCTCTTTGGCGCCCTCTTTGAAGTCGCACATCCCATGGGTGCTGCCACTCCCGCAGGTCTCATGCTTCACACCGTCGTCTTCTTCTTTGCCATGCTCGGTCTGATGATGGTCCCGAAGTTATAGACTACTTAGAGCCAGCACGTACTAACATAGATAATGACGAAGGCAAATATACCCCGAGCACTTCGCGAGCAGGTCTGGGTCACCTATGCTGGAAGTCGCTTTCAACGGAAATGTATGGTTCCTTGGTGTACTAACATCATGACTGCGTTTGATTTTCACGTCGGTCATGATGTTCCAGAGTCGCAGGGCGGGGCCACTGAAATCGCCAATCTTCGTCCCATCTGCGCGCGGTGTAATTTATCCATGGGTTCACAGTATACGATTCGTGAGTGGTCGGCACTGTCCCGCCCTCCTTGGTGGTTGTGCTGTAGCGGCTGATCTCAAAAGAAAAATATACCGGTAAAGTAGATGGATTCTGGCGTGCGCACTCGTCACCTCAAGGGCAAGATCTTAGCCCAACTTCATCCAATTCTCCCTGCTCTCGGCGGCTACGAAAAGCTCGACCGCAAAGACTCTCTGACGAGAGGCTTATACAATAGTATAACGGTACGAGGTAATTCTACGGCACCTAGTGTAGTTGGCTGTGACCCGTGTAATGGTTTTACGCCAGCGGACTCTTGTACTGTGGTGGGTGGCTGTATCCAGCAGTTTTGCGCCCGTCATCAATTCTAAGCGCACAGTAGATGGCCGAAGCATTGGTAGCCGCCGAATCAATTCTGGCCCTGACACCCATCATTATTAAAAAGACACCCCTGGATCCGCTATCTGCCATATGGTCGCGGCTCCTGAGTACAGCAGTGCTCGGTTATGGACTAGCAGATGACCAGCGTATCGGGCTACGTGAGATGGGGGGTGCCCTCGCTCTAGGCTATGCGAATCTCCTCCACGTGGCCTCTAGTTATGAGTCCTTTCGGCATCTGCCCGCAGGCCAGGCCATGAGTATTCTCTACACCTATCCGCTCTTGAATCTACTCTTCGTCGCGCATTTCAATAATGAAACAATCACGCCCCGTGAATACGGCCTCATTGCATCTGCCGCTGTTGGCTCTATATTGTTGAATCTTAATCCCGGTAAGACTGCACCTCCAGTATCAGGCGGAGACGTCAATCCCCTGTGGGGTCTGGCCATGGCGATTGTCATGACGCTCACCGAGTCCGGCATGCACACCATTCTGCGTATTATGGCATGGAAAGATGCCGCCAAGGCCGTGTGGATTGTGAACTCTAGTGCGTCTCTGTGGCTGGGTGGTGCCATGCTCGTTCAGGGCTTTATTGAGTCCGAACGCCCGCCCTGGTCCGGTACATGGTGGGACCGATTTCTGCTTACCAGCTATCACTCTATTTCGGTATTTGCCGGTTACTGGCTGCGCTATTATGCCGTACCCCGTCTATCGTCATCGGTCTATTCTATGCTCAGTTACTCCGGTCTTCTGGCGGCCTATGTCTTCGGTATCGTATTTCTGGGAGAAGTCCCTGGTTGGCAGTCTGCCGTCGGTGCGTTCATCATCGTATGCGCGGGCTTGGCGTTACAATTAGAGACAGCGAAATAATTTTCTCATGTTAAAGTATAATATGAGTGTGTGCGACAGCCCTGGTTGCAGTCTGCTAAAGCACACCAACCCGGCTAATAATGGGGGTAACTATTGCTGTGCACGGTGTAAGGGCAGCCCCAATGAGCACGGCCCTAGGTGTCAAACGCGTTTAAATGTCCGTGCCGCTAAATCCTATCTTATTGCCAATTCTGTTAAGCTGGCAAAGGATACCGCAACAGGACCTACGGCGCTTATATTGACATGGAGGACGACGAATATAACCACGTGTTGCGATATCAACATTAAAGGTAAGCTCGCCGACAATACTCCGCTAAATCTGACGTATAGTGTAGAGGCTGAAAACGGAGTATACTCTGTTAATTTGTTTTTGGCTAATCAAATTCCTGCAAAAAAAAGCAAGATTGTTTGTAAATTTCAGCCACTTGACCCCAATAGCCCCGCTAACGCTCCCCCCCTTCCTCTTGGTAAACCATTAACGCTTACATTAATGAATCCGTACAAATAATGGGCTAAACGGAAACGTCTCTAAGCGGTAGAGATGTCCTCAATAAAACGTCTTGTGGATCTCGTGAACCGCGGCCCAAAAGACGCTTTTTTTACACCGTTGGAAGCCAGCGAGACTGTGTTTCACCGTCGCACTGAACGCTATCACAATGTTGTGCCCGAAATTAGAGAAATCGGGTTCAAGGGATCGGCGACGTGGGGCGGACGCATCACGATTCCGCTGACCCGACAGGATTCCGGTGACCTCCTTCAATGGCTAGCAGTGCGGCTGGAGCCCGGCTCGATCTATGGTGCCGCCGTCGATAATCGGCTGCGGGAGGACTGGACATTCGCCGATATCAGTGGCTCATGGCGGTACACGGATTCGCTGGGCACGGCCGCCATCGCGCTCGTGGAGTTCGAAATCGGTGATACCCTCGTGGAGACGTGGCCGGGCGAGTGGATGGATGTGTGGTCGCGGACCTGGATTGACGCGGGACGCGCGGGCGTGTGGGACACGGATATCTTTGGACTAACGAATGTGGCTAATGGTGTCTACTGTTGGCTGCCACTCGCGCTGCTGCGACGGGTCGGCACGGCCTTTCCTCTGCTTTCCGTAAACCAGGAAATCCGTGTGCATGTGACCTTCCGACCGTACGCCGACGTGGTTCGCATGGTGGACCGTGACCGCACGACACCCTGCGAGGTGCCGACCAGCGTCACACTGCTAGACCTATCGGGATCGCCCGTGACATTTCCAGTATCCGGAACACCCACGTTCACCACCAAGATACTAGCAGGTGTGACGTTGACGGAGGATTCGCTTCGCAACGGCTATCTGAGGGCGCCGCTAGAGCTCATGTATGAGCCGGTGTCCTATTCGCGGTTTGATATGCCGCTTTCGGTTACGGGAAAATGGTCGGCGCAGTTTCCGCTGACGTTCAATGGGCCGCTGCGCGAGATCGCCTTCTTTTTGCGGCGCAAAGACGTATGGAAACGATCTACGTGGACCGACTATAGTCGGACCGGATCGGCCGTTGTCAATAGCGATAACGCCCTGCTAGTTTCGGCACGGCTCTGGGTAGATAATGCAGTGTGGCGCGAGGATTCGGAGGCGTGGTGGCGAGTAGAATATGGGCGCTGCCATCGCGGCGGTGTGCGACTCGCTGCGGGATTTGTCTATGGGCTCGTGTTTGGTGGCTCCTTGGGTGCCGAAGAGCTGCAGCCGGGTGCCACGATCAATGCCTCTAGGGCCAAGCTGCGTCTGGAACTGACGATGGAGGGTGAGGGGAACTGGGATCTCCATGTCTTTGGAATAGGACTCAACTGGATGCGTTTTTCGCAAGGCATGGCCGTGCCGCTGTTCAGGGATTAAAGCCAGTGTCAAAAAAGGAAGGATATATGCAGATCTTTGTGAAGACCCTGACTGGCAAGACCATTACCCTTGATGTGGAGGGTTCGGACACGATTGAGGGCATCAAGGCCAAGATTCAGGACAAGGAGGGCATCCCGCCCGACCAGCAGCGCCTCATCTTTGCGGGTAAGCAGCTGGAGGACGGTCGCACTCTGAGCGACTACAACATCCAGAAAGAGGCCACGCTTCACTTGGTGCTCTAAGTCCAGTCAATGACGAGGACCTGTATTTGTTGTCCTGGGAAACCGATAAACTCGGGGTCAAGCGTGCTGGACATGGTTCCGTTATGTACGCGCAGAGTGATGGTAGAATCTGGAAAGAGCTCTTGAAGACTGGCTACGATGTCTAGCATGTTGGGAGAATAGAAGTCGGATGGTATTCCAGGGAGATGCGCCGACATGAAATGATGGCTGAATGTTGTATCAGCGCTTCGTGATGCGTGGTTAATAACTTGGGAATAGATGGAGTTCACAATCTCTCTTACTTTCTGTACGCGTTCCTCCTCTTGCTTCTTGGCGTAGAGACCGCGTAACTCGTCGCGAGTGACCTGTCTTGAGGTCATGGTACACAGTACATACAAATGGGTTATAGCATCAAGTTTTTGTGTGTAGTCCTTGTCTAAACACAAAAACATCGCGTTACATAGAATAAATGTCAACCTGGCGCCCAAGTGCAGCAGTCTTGGCAGAAATACAGAGACTAAATCCCGGTGGCATTGTGCCGTACAGCGCACCGTCCGGGCCCGCACCATTGTTGGATCCTGAAGGAAGGGGAGCCCTTGGAAAAGCGGCCAAACCGACGGGCAAAGCTGGTCCTGGCCCGCGAGGGACATATGGAGGCCCGAATAGATTTGGACAAGGCGGAGGAAGGCGCACCAAGCACAGGCGTAAGCGTACTACCCGTAAACGCGGTCGCACACTGGTGAGACGTTCGCCGCCCCAACTAAGGTAATGTGGACAGTCATACTCTTTCTGCTAGTCCTCCTTGGGCTCAACTGGTGGGATTATAGCACGACGGTCCAGGAATATACGATTGCGCAGCCCAAACACGGCGACGAGGTGGCGGCGATTATTGGAGACAAGACCCCGATAGTGGTGGAAATTCCCGTGGCCAAAGACGATGTTGAGGTGGGTCTGGCCGATCTGGAGTCGGCCCGGCGTTGGTGGTGGTTGCCGCTCAGTTGTTACGAGGCCAAAACGGGACTAGCATGGGTCAGTGCGGAGCGTGAGTGGGTCGGCTCGGTAGACGGTGAAAAGACGGTGTGGCTGGTGCATCCGAGGTATCGGCGGTTTTTGCCAGAGGAGCCCGTGGATCCCTGGGCACTAACGAAGGAGACGACACCCTATATTGGCCGGGTCCAGTATATTGAGGTTCTGTTGAAGCCCGGCTGGTGTCTCGGTGTGCCGGCACACTGGGGCTACGCCATGCGGGGTGCCGGTGCTTCCTGGAGAGCAGAGCAGAACTCGCCTGTGTCCTATCTGCGGCAGCTGTTTACACCGAAAACCGAGGAGGACGAATAATGGAATCGCTCGTGCTCGGGCTCTGCACGGACAATGTGGTCACCGTGCTTCATCCGTCATCTACATTTGAATGTAGTAGCAGCAATATCCAGACCGGAACGGTCGCACTCGGTACGTCCTTCTTCGTGCCCGCACCCACACTCGTCACTGGCTATATTACTGCCACTGTAGTCACGGGAACGGTCACTGTGACCCTGAACGGAACGACGATCAATACGCCATATGTTGTGGCACCGACCGCGACCATTCCCTTCACCTTCTTCTCATCCGGAAATGTCATACTGGCTATCGCCGGTGCGACAGGGACTGTCACATATCAGTATCTGACCTAAGGGTTCCGCCGTATATCTTAGGAGATATGTCCGAACCAGAATCAGAGTATGAGACCGACTCCGACGTCACTGCTAGTACCGAGGAGTCCGTATTTCAGGGCGGCGATGGCCAGATGGAGGCCATGGATCACTGGCGGCTCGCCGCTCACGAACTCGTGCCGCCGCCAGGACAGGCTGCCACGTCTCCGCCTTCGGCGGATCATCATGGCGATGAGCCCATACAACCCCGTGGTGGCTTTGAAGAGCGCTCTGAGGTCAATGTGGTCATGGTCTCCAGTCTTGACCGCGACCAACAAGTCTATCCGCTACCGACGCAGCTCCGACTGAATCTGCCCCGTATCTATCGCAACGTGACCCGTATTGACATTATTCAAGTCAAGTTCTTCTGCGGCCTCTATGCCATAGCAGCGGCCCGACGGAATACTACGCTGAAATTCAAGGTCGGAGCTACGACCTATACGATCACGGTGCCAGATGGCACATATTCACTGACTGCGCTCATGAACGAGGTGGCGAGCAGAATGACCAGCGCTGCGGGGAGTCCGTATACGGTGACGTATAACCAGGTCACGGGCCGTATTACTATCACCGGCGCAGCATTCACACTGTTATTCCGATCAGGTCTGCCCGCCTTTTATAAGAAGCCGCCCTATAGCGAGTGGGGACTCGGCTGGGTGCTGGGCTGGAACACGCCCACTGATATCTCTGGGGTGTCTATAACGGCCGACGCATTTCCCCGAATCCAGGACGACTACATCTTCCTCCAATTAAATGAGACCGAGTATATGAATGAGGTGGACCACACGGATGTAGAAACGGGACTAGCACAAAGGTCCACTGGTCAGGTCTCCCATTATTTCGGCAAGCTGCTGCTTAATAACTTCGGCTGCTGGGCCCAGACCTTTATTGAGGCTCCCAAGCGCTTCCAGCCTGTGTTAGGACGCCTGGATCGTCTGAGCTTTACCTGGACAGATCGGCGGGGTAATCCGCTGGTCGGGATGAATGCGGCTTCGTGTGACTGGCACATGACGCTGCGCATCATTGAAATCGTGGATGCGCCGACTGCCGCGTCAACAGTGGGGCTGCCGCTAGAAAACGCCGGCCTTAGGTAGATGGAGGACTTTGCGAAAGCACCGCCAGATACCTCTGGTTGGTATCAGACGCAGTATGGCTGTCTGCGCACAGACCCCACGCTGATCGCCCGATTCTATGCTTTTCCCGATGTGGTGCTGCCGATTGCGCCACTCACGCCGGCCCCCGCCTCGCAGGTGTGCGGCTCTGCCTTGTGCCGGCCGTCCTCAGGACAGCAGGTGAATTGTGTCCAGTATGATACTGCGTGGCCCATGGAACGAGTGGACTCGGCGCCCATCGTGACCGCGTCGCTGAATCATCCGCAGTTCGCCTTTCACACGTGGGGTCCTGCTACTCCCGCCCAGATGGATATGGAGAGCTCTCTGCGCGGCCTGGGCCTACCGATTTCCAAAAATCAGGCAGTGCTGCCACTCAATGGGCCGCTCTTTCAGAGCATGGCTCCGCCACCTGTGACCGGTCTGCCCGAGGGTGTCCAGAATGCATGTAATCCGGTGGCCGCGATGGTTCATGGCCGCGACAGGTATCGTGAGTCTGAGGATGCTGCGGCGTCCGCTGCATCTAGTCGCCTATTCCATAATTCCACGCTGCTGGATACGGCGAAGCTGCGCCCCCGCATGCTTCCGGACCGGGGTCAGGATTATTATAGTTAGCGTAGAGTCGGCGGCTTCATTGGCTGCATAAAATCAAGGGGCAGCGTGATACGAAGCACGCCGGTATCGTTCTTCCGAACAAACGTGATATCCAGACCCTCCATACGTTGACGGAGCGCATCTATATAGGAAGGCGCGCCGCTGACTTCTGTCCAGGTGTTTGACGAGTTTACCAGATAGTATTTACCTGTGAGGAGACTAACATTGTCGCCGCGAAAGCCTGGATACAGATGGGTATGGACGCCGTATTCTATAGTATTTTTTCCGGCGGAGCATGCCGCCATCATATCTTCCTCGATGGTTGTCATTGTCACATGGCGGATGCGGCCCTTTTGTTCTACATAGAGCGGCAGCGTGCCCGCAATGTAGCGCTTCAGTTCCTCGTTGGCTTTTGTGAAGAGTTCATGGACTCGTTCTACCACAGTCGGTTGCGCCGGCTGTGGTGGTGCGACGGCATTTCTGTAACGCTCTTGAAGAATACGAAGCATACTATTGCTAACGTCCCGCATGAGCTGTCATATTTTGCTGACTAAAGTAGATGTGGCGTCTGATACGACGTGTCGTGTATCTGCCGAGCTCACAGGATACACTAGAGGTATGGGGCGTGAATCGGCCTATTCCTGGACTGCGCACAGTGGCGGCGCCGCCGTTTACTGATGCAGATGATCCGTTACGGTCTAGTTGTAGCCTAGTGCTGAAGCTAGGCGACGACTATGTGACGTGGGACAATATGGATGAATTTTTGGGCGTGGCCGAAGCGGCCGGATATACGGTCAGTGGGTTTAACGATCCTTATTCAACGATCATTTTACGATTTACCGTTAAAAAATAGTAGCCTAGTATGTAATGCACGGGTTAGTGCATTTGGTTCTGACTTCTTGTTAAGATTCTTAGGCTTCTTGGGCTTCTTGGTAGTGGTTGGCTTCGTAGTGGTTGGCTTCTTGGACTTCTTGCGTTTGGTTGTGGTAGTTGTGGTTGCTGGCAGCGTTGTAGTTGGCCCAGAAGGAGTTATAATTTTTGCTGTAGCATAAGTAGGATCATTTAGATCTCCAAACCCAGAGAATATGAAATACTCCGTATTTCCTCTAAGTCCTACAAATGTATATGGGTTAGTACCAGTACAGTATATTAGTATATTCCCATCAAAAAGCGTTGGTGTATAATGCGTAGCATCAGGAAACGTAACCGTAAGTTCACTATCTGTGATATTGGTTACAGTAATAATGTAACCATCTAATAGAGTAACAGATCCTAGGGGCGTTGGTTCCTTTGGTGGCTGCGTTGTGGTTGTGGTTGCCTCAGTGGTTGTGGTTGTGGTTGCCTCCGTGGTTGTGGTTGTGGTTGCAGGCTGAGTGGTTGTGGTTGTGGTTGCAGGCTGAGTGGTTGTGGTTGTAGGCTGAGTGGTTGCCTCCGTGGTTGTGGTTGTGGTTGTGGTTATGGTTGTGGTTGTGGTAGTTGGTCCTAGATTTGAAATATTAATAATACCACCCATGCTTGAATGAAATTGACAAACATAATATAAAGTACTAGGAGCATCAAATGGAACAGAAAATGTTAGTACACCAGTCGCTGTACCATTATTAGTTATACCTGTATTATATACGTTATTAGAATTATATGGTCTTTCCACAGTTTGAATCCAGAATGGATGTCCAGATGCATTTACATTAAAATTATATGTAGACCCGCGTAATAAATTTAAGGTTGGATTTGATGAACCATCAATAACATAATTACCAGCTGAATTATTAGTAACAAAATATGTTGTTGGCTGTGTTGTCAATGGCTGCGTGGTTGTTGTGGTTGATGGCTCCATGGTTGTTGCCTGCGTTGTTGTGGTTGTTGGCTGCGTTGTTGTAGTTGCCTGCGTTGTTGTAGTTGCCTGCGTTGTTGTAGTTGCCTGCGTTGTTGTAGTTGCCTGCGTTGTTGTAGTTGCCTGCGTGGTTGTGGTTGCCTGCGTTGTTGTCACTGGCTCCGTGGTTGTTGTGATTGCAGACTCTGAAGGCGTTACCAGAATAAAGCCTCCAGTAATATTGTTATACAAAATCCCCACACTATACGCAGAATTAGCACTAAGTCCTGAAAAGATATATGGATTATTACCAGTAGGGGAAATTTTGGTACCCTCATTATAATCAAGTGTGGGTACAACACTCGGAGTATCAGGCAAAGTCAATGTAAACCCGTTCGACGACAAATTATCAATAAAAACGGTATAAGAATCAGTCAGCATAACACTATTAGGAGGGAATGGAGTTATGACTACAGGCGTAGGACCAGGTGTTACAAATTGTCCTCTATTTAACAGACTACCATCGGTCACATCAAATACTATAGTATATTCTGTACTCGGAGTGAGTCCAATAAATGTAGAATACTGTTCTACAGAGTCCCTAGGGTTCCCACCATAGCCATAAATATCACTACTTTTCACATATGGTTTTGGAAATAGTCGTGGATACCGCATTCTGTCATCGCTCCACGTAATGGTCACTCCATTTTCTGTTATATCTGACGCATATGCAACATAAGTATACCCAGACAGATTAGTTCCCAAAGAACTAATTAGATTTATTGTAGCCGTCGTTACATCAGGGGGTGTAGCCGCGGCAGGGGATGTGTATGTTCCTGTAGTAGTAACGAGTGCAGTACCTACTCTAAAGATAACTGTAAATGTTGTGCCGGGAGGAAGACCAGAAAAGCGTGCTAGGTCAGTATTATAAACACTAGGCCGATATATCTCACCATTTGCATTTAGTGTAGGTTCTGATAATGTTGAATCTTGCCACTTAAGTGATACAGCAGTCCTAGATATATTGGTAGCTTCTACAATATATCCAGTTCCTAGAGTGATATCTACCTTAGTAGGCATTTGGAATACCGCCATTTCTATAAAGGCTATTTATTTTTGAACGCGCGTAGCAAAAAAGAGTAACCTGGCATGCAGTGCGCTACGCTTCTTGGGCTTCTTGGGCCGCCTAGGCTTCCTGCGTCTGTTTTTCTTGGTTGTCGTGGTCGGTTGCGTCGTCGCCTGCGTTGTTGCCTGTGTTGTTGCCTGCGTTGTTGCCTGTGTAGTTACCTGCGTTGTTGCCTGCGTAGTTGTGGTTGTTGTGGATGTAATTGGCGTAGTCGTCGGCTTGGTTGTTGTGGTTGTGGTTGTTGTGGTTGTGGTTGTTTGGTTGATTGTTAATACAAAAGGTATGTTTGAACCGACCGACGTCCATATTTCACCTGTACCAGGAGTCATTATAGGAAACCCTGTAAGATACTGGATGGCAGCACTATCTGACCAACCATTTGATGAGCCACAGTTGTTAGATATTAAGTTTGACTGTGGACGTACCCCAACGATCCCGCCAGCGCCAGGGCCAATAGTTCCCGAATTATAACAATTAGTGATTGTCCCGTTAGGTCCGGCTCCTATAATCCCGCCACCATCTGTGTCTATAGCCCCCGTATTATAACAATTTATGACGGTGTTCATTCCCAAAGGGTCTAATCCCATAATTCCACCAGCGGAAGCACCAATAGTCCCTGTATTATAACAGTTTATCGCGTTTCCTCTAGCCTCATATCCAAAAATCCCGCCACCCGTATATCCAATAGCCGCCGTATTATAACAAAATATGGCAGTTCCGTTAGAATAATTCCCCATAATTCCGCTAGCTCTGAAACCAATAACTCCCGTATTATAACAGTTTGTAGCTGTGCCTCTAGCATTGGGCCCGAAAATCCCACCACCGTGCTTACTAATAGCTCCACTATTAGAACAGCGTATGGCATTCCCGTTAGAACCAGCCCCAAAAATTCCACCACCGTCCTCACCAATTGGCCCCTTATTAGTACAGTTCGTCGCTGTTCCGCCTATACTGGGTCCAAAAAACCATCCTGGACCATCACCTGCTTTTAAGCTACTACCGGAAGAATCCATAACTAGATTATTGACGGCCACATCACAAGGGAACAGGCCATTCCAGTTCGGGTTACTGACTGCAGTAATGGTAAACCCATTGCCATTAAACACGATGTTTGTGCCAGATGTATCGCTACAACTGAACCCTGTAATTAAGTTCAAGTTACGGGTCAGATTATATGTAGTATTCTTCACAAGTATGCCGTTGAACGTAGCATCTACATTGACCTGCGTATTTGCCTGCGTAGTCGCCCGCGTAGTTGCCTGCGTTGTTGGCTGCGTTGTTGCCTGCGTAGTTGTAGTTGCCTGCGTTGTTGCCTGCGTAGTTGTAGTTGCTTGCGTTGTTGTAGTTGCCTGCGTGGTCGCCTGCGTAGTTGTTGTTGCCTGCGTTGTTGGCTGCGTTGTTGCCTGCGTTGTTGTAG